CTCTGGGCCCTGGCGTCGGGCAGGCTGGTCTCCTCCCAGACGGGACGCCCATCGTTGGGGTCCCGCTGCGCCTGGAGGTCCAGGTACTCGTCGCTGTCCTTCTCGACCTTCTTGAACTCGGTCGAGACTCGGTTCCGCATCACAGCAAGTGCCATGCTGACTCCTCCTATCAGGACATCGACGCGGTCAGCACGCCGAGCGCGTCGGGTTCCGTGACGGCCGCTCCGTACAGCTGCAGCCCCTTGACGGCGTCGCCGAACCTGCGCTCCGGCCGGTACGCCTCGGTCTTGTTGATCTGCTCGGCGAACGTCGTCGCCATCGAGTGGCCGAACACGATCTTGTAGCGCGTGGACGCGCCAGTCGCGGTCGGCGTGTTGTTCGACACGAGGATGTCGAACCCGGCAGCGCGGCCGATGGCTCCGTTGAGCCGCACGCTGTCCGACGGCGTGAAGCGCGGGTCCTTCAGCAGCAGGCCCTCGATCCAGGGCGGGATGATGGCGAAACGCGAGTCACGCGGAACGTTGGCCTCGTTGAGCTTCGTGCCGGCGTCCACGAGCACGTTGTAGATCGCGAGGTCATCGTCCCACTCGGCACCGATCGTCGGCACGATGGGTGAGCCGTTCGAGCCGAGCGCGTTGCCGGCCGCCGCTCCTGCGACCATCGACGCACCGATGTAGAGGTCGCTGATGTCGGAGAGCTTGTAGGCCGCGCGCGCCATCGCCGGGTCCATGACGTCGGGCCGGGTCTGCGCCCGGTCCACGTCATCGACCTGGAAGTTGAAGCCCTTGGCCTGATCGATCAGCAGGGTCTCGCGAGCGTCGGACAGGGTCTCCGGCACCGGCATGTCGGTGTTCTTCGTGTAGGTGAAGATCGTCGGATCGCCGATGCTGTTCAGGTAGACGGTGTCTCCCGCCTCACTGATCTCGCCCTCGTAGTTCCGGTTGATCACCCCCGGCTGTCCGTACACGTGCGCGTTGTCGAGATTGACCTGCACGCGGGCGGACCAGATCGCCGGGATGAAATTGTCGACAGACATTTAGTCAGTCGTCCTTTCCCTCGGGGTTGGTCATTTCGCGGCAACTTCCTGTTGGCGAAGGACGGCCTGCACTTCGTCCCAGCGTTGGTTGATCTCCTCCGGGGACATCTGCTTGACTTCCTCGATGGTCAACCCGCCGCCGTTGCCGTCGCTCTCGCCGCTCTCGCCAGGGATCGGTGCTCCTGATCCCCTGCGCTTTGACTTCAACCTCGGGCGATCCTTCAGGACGGACTTGAGGGCCGACTCGATGCTCGACTCGTCCTCCATGTCGTCCGTGTCCAGATAGCGATGCGCATCGTCGGGGTACTCGAAGCCCAGGCGCTTGGCGACCTTGACGATATTCGCCTTGCGCTCGTTCTTCGTGCCTTCCATCTTGAGGGCTTCGACTTCGCCCTCAAGCTCGCTGATGCGCTCCTCGCGTGACTCGGCCAGGTCCTTCCACTTCTCGTTGTCGGCCATGTCCTTTTCCCGACGCTCACGCTCCTCACGCTCGCGCTGCTTCTCGCGCTTGCGGGCCTCGCGCGCCTCGCGACGCAGGCGCTGGACCTCGGAGCGAGGCATGCGGACGAACCCATCTGCGTCGTCGTCGTCGTCCGCCTTGCCCTTCTTCTTGCCGGGATCGCCTTCGTTGTCGTCATCGTCATCGTCGGCGTCGTCGTCGTCAGCGTCGTCGTCATCGTCGTCGCTGTCGTCGTCGGCGCCTGCCTTGGCGCGCCGCTTGCCCTTGCCGCCGGGCTTGCCCGCGTCGTCGTCGTCATCGCCAGCGCCACCCGCGATCTGCGGGATGACGCCTTGGGCACGCAGCTGCCGAAGCATCTCAGGGCTGAGCCCTTGAGCCTCGGCGGCAGTCATGATGCGGCGAGCGCGGCGACGTGTCTTGTCGGTCATTTGATACCTCGTTGCTGGTTATCTTTTACCACCCACCGTGAGGGTACGCGGTCTGCGTGAAGGGTCATGCCTCACCCTCCTTGAGGACGGGTGGGCCGGGCGGGATCGGCAAGCCAGACGGCGGCGGCGGGGAAGTCGCTGTCGCCCTGATCTCATTGCCGTCCTCGTCCAGCCCGAACCCGGCGCGGTTGGCCAAGATCCGCTTGACCTCCAGAACCTTGCGCTCCGGAGACCAATCAGGATGCAGATCATCCACCGCTGTCTCGATGGACTCCAGCTCGTTGGCGATTAGCGTCTGATGACGCGTCGCCTTGTCGCTGGGGTCCTCTGGCATGACGGATGCACGTGCGACGGTCGGTATGCCTTGCGGCTCCTTCCATGATCGCCCGAACCCGCCGTGCCCTTCATCCAAGGCATCCACCTGTTGCATAAGGCAGAGTGTCTTGGGGAGAAGCTCATCCCACTCGCGCGCCTTGCCATGCGCAGCGAGCGCTGTTGGCAACAGCCTGGTACGGAGCGCGGTGCCGGATTGCGCCCAACCGTCTGTTGCGCCGCTGTCAACGAATTGTCGGACTAGGCCGACGCGCGTTGTGATCGTTCGCTCCAGGTCCTCCTTGCGCTTGATGGAAGCGTCAGCGTCGTAGCTGTACTCCAGGATCTTGAACGGACCCTGCTCGGGTTCCATCTCATCTGCGCCTTCCTCGACCCAGAAGATTTCCTCCGACACATCGGCTTGCCCGGCCTGGTTCTGGTAGCGGCGCGGCATGACCGCGCGCTTCTTGCCGGCCAGCTTGAAGTTCTCGGCATCGACGCTGTGAGCCTCGTTGAGGTCGAACAGCAGGTCCTCGACGCCGTCATAGTCCGACTTGCCGATCTTGCGGGTGCGAGGGACGTTGTTGACGTAGCGACCGGCCAGGATCTTGAGTCCGTGTTCCCAGTCATCCTCCAGGTCCTTTGTGTAGGGCTTGGAGTTGAGTGGCATTTGCTTGCCGAGCTTCTGCAGCTGCATGACGTCTAGCTCGGGTTCGGCAGTGCTGCCCTGCCGATTGACAGCCCCGCCCCGGATGACGGCTGAAGTTTTGTAGAGTGCGTTCTCGGCGCGCTCGTCCTCATGGTACTGAACGTAGCGCCAGACCTCGCGCTCGGTGCGCTCGACCTCGTACACGAACGCGACAGCCGTGAAAGTGCGGCCACGCCAGTACGGGTACACCGTCGTGCGCGAATGCCACTCGATCAGCGGGTAGTCCTTCTGATCCGGGTCCGTGTAGATGCGGTACCAGACCTCGCCCTCTGACGAGAAGATGCGGACACCCTGGTGAATCTCCGTCGTGAACTCGTTTGACTCCACGAGGTTCTTCAGAAGCTCTGAATCCTCGAGGTTGAACGGCTTATATGCCGGGTCCTCGCCGTACAAGAAGTCCGCGAAGGCATTGCTGATCTTGCTCGCCATGGGATCGTGGCGGTAGATGCGGTCAGACTTCCACCCGCCTGGGTGGATCGAGCGCAAATAGCTGCGGTTGTTCTCCCGGAACGCGATCCACTTGGCCAGATCGGACGTGATCGGGTTGTAGGCCCAGGCGAAGTGCTGGGATTCGCCCTCTAGCTGAGCTTTGAGTAACTCAATCGTCATGATCGTCGCCGTGATTGATGTCGTCCCTGCGGGTTCGCATGTTGAGGTCGCTGCGCCGGGTGCGTACGTCCGTGTCGGAACGGCGCGTCCGCAGTTCACCGCGCCGTCGGGCACGCCGTTCGTTCCATCGCAAGATTTCGCGTGTGACGCCGACTGCAACGGTGACGAATAGCGTGATCACGAACTTCGCATCCCAGTCTTCATTCATGTTTGTACCGCCTCGCGCTCCTCGGCTGCGCTGTCGTACGCCTTCGTCAGCGGGGTTATCATGGCGAATCCGGCGTCGGGACCATGATCGTCCAGCTTGACCAGGTCCTCCGTGTCCTCGCCCTTGAACTGAAGCTCATACAACTGCTTGATATACGTCTCAAGCGTCGGGCTGATGGCCAAATAGCCCATCACGTCTGGGTGGCTACGCTGCTTCCATGCCAGACGCAACATGCGCCGTTGGTGCAGGATGGCGGCGCGCTTGTACTTTGAGAAGCTGATGGCACTGGGTTTGCCATAATGCGCACCGCGCTCGCGCTTGAAGGTGCGATACGCGAGCCGCGCTGACTCCGGTTTGCTGGCGTCGTAGCGCATCTTGTCGGCTAGCCAGCCGATCCCGTCGCATTTCTCCAGCACCTTGTATGCCTCGACGTCAGGCTCGCCATGCTCGAAGGTGTGTTCGGCGCAGAGGTACATGCCCTTACGTTCTAGCGGCCACCCGACGAGGAAGTGCGCCGCCTCGCCAAAGTCAGCGCCGATCTTGAGGTAGCCATCGACCGGCTCGGCAAGCTCGTGATTCTTGCGCTTTGCGTCCAGTTCTGCGCCGCGTTCGATGGCCGCGTCGATATGCTTGTGATCGAACACCCACGGCCCTGGCGGCCGGGCTGTCCAGTCGCCGAACTCAAGCTGCGCGCGCGTGTGGTCGTCGAGCATCGCGAGTGCGCGCTTGTAGCTCGCCTTGTCGAGGTGGATGTTGTCGTCGAGGCCGGCAGGAATGAACATCCGCTCCGGATGATCCGCTTCCACCAGGCGACGACGGACCCACTGATGGCCGCGACCGCCTGGATTGCTCGCCGAACGACAACGCAGAGGGACGCGAGCGAGCGGGTGGTTGTCCTCGATCCCCGATGGGCGACGGAGGCGCGACATGAGGTACGTGTACTGGAACTCGGTGAACTGCGTAAGCTCATCGATGCCGATGTACTGATATTCGGCCGACTGGTAGTTGAAGACGTCATCGTCCGACTTGAGGAAGCCGAACTCCAGCTTGGCGCCGGATGGGAACGTGAACTCGTGATTGTTCTCATTCCAGATGGCATCCGAGTTCGCGAGCCATTCCTTCGCACGGCTCATGATAGCGCCAGGTCGTCGCAAGTCCTGGAACGACCGTCGCAAGATCAGAGCGGCGTATCCCCGCACATCGACGTACTGCAACGCCCCCATCAAGAGCCAGTCCGATTTGCCGCCACCAGCCTGTCCGCCGTAGAGTAGCTCCAACAGCCAGTCCGGGACCATGGCTGCGAGCTGCTTGTCGGTGGGGGCGTGTGGACAGTACCCCGCCGGCATACGGATGTCCAAGGCTCCGCGATTCCCAGGGGAGGACCAGTAACCCATCAATCATCCTCGTCCACTGCTCCGTCGAGCGAGTCGATTGCCCCGTAGAGGATGCCTCGCTGGGCATAGCGGCGACTGGTCTCCGCGCCGAGGATGATGTCCTCGTGTTTGAAGCCTTCCTCGTCAACCCAGTTCATGACTCCCAGGACCATGAAACACTCGATCCTTGCGTCCTGGTCGCCGCGCTCGTCAACTTGCGCATACACCTCACTCATCAGCCCTGACGCGACGGCGGCTGCGCGGGCAGCGTCGGTGGTGATGCGGTCGATGTCTGGCTCGGCGGACATGAGGAGGCTAGGAGGTCTGCTGGTATCCTTCGAGCGCAGGATTATCAGGTGCGGCTGGCGCGTCGCCTGGTTCGGCGGGTGAGGAGGTTGATCCTGGGGAGGGCTGTTCGGGTTCGGTTGTGACCGGGGAGGGGTCGAGCGCCTGGCGGTGGCGAGCCTGCTCAGCTGTGAGCGCAAGCAGTTGACCGCCGCCATTGACATAGAGGCGCAGCTCCTCGCCAACGCCAGCGCCGTCCGGGCTGCCGACGCGCACGCGGTCGCCGAGAATGCCGATGACACGTCTGAGTTGTCCGTTCATCGTCGTGGCGATCAGCCGGCCTTGCGGGGGCGCTCGTGGCTGAGCTGGCGACGGAGGCTGGCCTCGACGGCGGCGCGCTGGCGGGCGTGCTCCCTGATCTCGGCGGCGCGCCTGTCGGCA